GTAGGGGAACCAAGTAGTCCATCCCGCACGCATAGCAGCTAGCTGAACAATCACATGGTGACTGAGAGCCAGCATCGCCCAAGAGCTTAAAGCTCCTATCGGTTGCCCGACTGCGTACCGAATGGCCTTACCCTGAAACCACCAATCTCGATCCAACAGCCCCTTCCAGGCTCGAGCAAATCGTTCCCCAAAGAGGATCGATAAAACTTGAACCTGGAACGCGATTGGAAGGCGATCCGTAGCAGCTGAGAGATCAAAGGAAAAGGAAGGAACGCCTAATCGGACCCGTGGGAGAACCCACTCTTCGATCGGTTTCCACTGATCGAAGGTACCATCTTGCTCAATTGTTTTGAGCATAGAGAATAGGGCATCATGGAGCGGACGCAGCGAAAGCTGTGTCCAATAATCCGTGATGGCAACGATTCGACGTTTCCCTGCACCATCCTTGTTAAGGGCGGATAACCGCCCTAGCTTAGAAGGTACAACCTTTAAACCTTTAATCATGACCAGAACTACCATCCCTGGAATAGAGATTAGCTGGATCGTGAGTAACCAAACTAGCGCTAGGTATTGTCGGTTGATAACCATAAACGTTAAAAGATGAAACCACTGACGTGGATTCTCAATTATCGCAATGGCATCAGCCCCTGCAAACCAAGTAGCTCGGGGCCCGTTAGGGCCCGCGGACTCACTGATAAACCAGGAAAGACCTTTAACAGCCCGTCGAGGGAACAGAGAGAGAACCCGCCCCAGCTCATTAATATCGAGCAATGGGGAGATCCCGTTAAAAGGATCTGTGATCGTAGCCAAATTAGGCTTCGCCACAAAGTTCAACACTCTGTACATCGACAGGACGGTTAACACAGCCCGGACCACCAGAGACGCTTCGATACCACCATGCACACGAAAGTGATGCATGATGGCGCGAAGTGGACCTGGGATAATCGTAGGCAGACCTGCTCGACTTAAATGCACCCGCGGGGCGCCCTTTGGTAGGGCGCGACGCTGATGATTTAAGAAGGCGATAACGTAAGCGACAGCCTCCTTTAGGTATAAAACCAGGAATTTCTTCCCGCTTTTACGCCATAAAAGAAGCATACGCTCCGTTAACAGCTTGAAGCCACTCATGTGTCTCACTAAACCTACGGACAGGATCAGAAGACGGGTCATTCCCCAGATTTCTCCAGGGGATGCCCACTTCCGATTTACAATGGCAGCCGACATGGATTTCATAGACATGAAAATTGTCGCGATTGAAATGAAAGTTGTCATTGCTAGATCTATATCTTGTCACGAGGTGGTGAGGTGCGAGCACACCCACTCGCGCTTCGGCTGCCTAAGCGACGAAGACTACAGCGGATACAAAATCTAGCGTGGTATCTTCACCACGTTTAGAGTCCCGCTATCAAGCTTACCTGTTTTGACATTCAGGTTCACCTGATAGGTGTTTCGAGCGCTCCCATTGAAGGAAGCCGAGCGAACTGGGTGGAGTCTGGTCAAACACACTTCGGAGCGGCAGGCCTGTCAAACGACAGGTGGCTCGCTGGGGTCCGAAGTATATCGTGCACCCAAACAGGTGC